CCACGTGGCGCAGTCTGTTGCGTGCGCGCTGCCGTTCGATAGACTCGTATTGTCTGCGGGTCATGGCGCAGCCTCACAGACCAGACCGCTGACATCGATGGCAACGGTGACGCCGTTGGCACACAGACTGTTCAGAACGGCCAGGGCCTCAGCTACGTCCCATCCGTCCAGCGGTGGTGTGCCGCGCAATGCTCGGATGAGACCATTGTGCTCGGTGCCGGTGTAGACCAGTAGCGCGTCGGCCAGACCAGCGCGCAGCTTGCTAGGACCGTACCGGGCGGAAACCCACACGCCGGCTCGGTCCGCTGTAATTCGTTTGCTCATAGAAACACAAAATCGGCACTGCAACCGAGCGGCGCAAGTGGTCTGGTCGTTTTTCTCCGGCATGGCCGTTGCTACGCGCGAAAAGCGGCGCAACTTTTCTGCCGTGGGCCACTTGCGCCGCGCTTGGGGCGGTCACATTGTGTTGGTATGAAAGCAAAGACGAAACGGCTCAGGGGTAGGCTATCCGACATATCCTCAATTCGGGTAGAGCACGAGAGCGGCTCGCTAGCCACCCTGAACGCCGACCTGGTATACTACCGCTCCGTGCACCAGAAGTGTAGTACATGCCAGTCTGGCAATCCACAGGGCTGCTGGTATGCCGACCGCATCCGCGTAATCCGGTCCAACAGGAGCAGCAGCGTAGGCGTAGGCACCGTTACCGCGCGTCATATCAGCGGCATTGAGCGCAGGGTTAGCTTTACCCTGTCCACACCGGCGTGGCGAGCATCACTGACCGCGGTGCACGAGGTACGGCGGGACGTGGCCCGCGGCCGGTCCCTGCGACGTCGCCTAGACGACGATACGGGGCCTAGCCGCTACGGCTTTAGCTTCGCATCGCGACCCTCGCACTGGCGCCAGATACTACTGCGGCGCGACCTTGGCCCCATCGGTCCCGAGCACCACGTCGGCATCGAGATAGAGTGTGGCGTAGAGTCGCCCAGCATGCTTATTAGCGGCCTGGAATCGCGCAAGCTGTGCACGCGCGTAACCGTTGGCGAAGATGGTAGCCTCTCCTTCGGAGAAGACCATACCCCAGTCGAGCTACGCATATGCGCAAGACAGTCCGATGTTGAGCGCGTGGTGCGTCGAACGTGCGAAGCCATTGCCGACGCTGACGGCGTGGTCAACACAACCTGCGGACTACACGTCCACCTAGACATGCGACGCCGTGACTGGCGCACCTGCTATCGTAGACTCTACGCGGCAATGCCGTGGCTGTTTTCTATGGTGCCAGTCTCCCGCGTCGGCAACGAGTTTTGCGAATGGCCACCCGAAGAGCCGCGGCTCGGTCTGCGCTATTACGCGGTTAACGCCTCATCGGTGGAAGAGCACAATACCTTAGAGGTCAGGCTCCACAGTGGCACCGTCAGCGCGCCCAAGATTCTGTATTGGGTCGACCTTCTTACTCGCATCATTGACACGGACATGGCCGGGGCGCAGGATACCCTGGACGGGTTCCTGAGCCCGCTTCTCGTGTCCCGAGAGACGGCGCGCTACGTGAGGCAACGCGTGCTGAGATTCGACCGGTTCCGTCAATACAACCTGAGGGTAGCATAATGTGCGGTCTATTCGGCTGGATTGGTGACCTGAGAAACCACGAGCGACGCACGCTTTCGCGCTGGCTGGCGCCACTGAATGACACTCGCGGCGGCGATTCCTGGGGCTACGCCCATCCGCGTAGCGACGGCGGGGGCTGGACACGGCAACGCGGACTTGGCGACATCGACCGCGTTTGGCGGTCACTGTCGAGGCGTAAGACGGTCATGGCCCATACTCGATTCGCTACCCATGGCGCGGTTACGGTAGGCAACGCCCATCCCTTCCGCTACTTGGACACGCTACTGTCGCACAATGGCTGTGTCATGTTCCCTGGGATGTATGAGCAGGTCGCGGTGGATAGCCAGCTGATAGCCATGCGCGTTGCGTACGGTCGCGGCTTGGACGACCTGTCAGGAAACGGGGCGGTATCGTGGGTCGCTGACGGTGACCTAGACGCGGTCAAGCTGTGCAACATAGGCAATGGCGAGCTTGCTGTAGCTGCCATACTGGGGGACCAGGGGCGCACGCCGCGCGGTGTCGTGTGGTCCTCAGAGCGCCAGCACCTAGACGCTGCTATGAGAGCGGCGGGCGTGCGGCACAAGTCCTACCGCACCGAGCAGCACGTGGTCTACGATGTGAGGTCCGATGGTCTATTCTCGACATCAGACAAGCTGGCAATCGGAACCGGGGAAAGGCACCAATGGGCATGGGATAGTGAGCACTGGGATTGCAAGGTCGGTTGACGTGGTTACGGTGGTCGTATGTCAATCATAGCTCGACGTGCTCTAGGCCGCTTGCGCCGCGTTCTCTTGGCGGAGATTGACGGCGCTATCGATGCAATCTGCGATGATGCGCCGGTCACGCTGCGAAGCGTGCCATCCGGCCCAGTGTCCAGTGTGCCAGTGTCGGTATCTGTAGAGGATACCGACGGCATGGTCTGGTCACAGGACTATGACGGAAGTGTCTGGTATGAGTGCGAAATGGGGGGCGAGGGATGACGTGGACTAAGCAGGCCGTTGTGGTGCATGAGGTAGATGGGTGTGAGCACCGGGTGTGCCCGTTCTACCATCAGAACTATGACGATTCCTACTGCAATCATCCCGATGGCACGGGTAAGGACCTGTGGCTCATGGTCGGTATCGACCGAACGCCGCCCGTCTTTTGCCCCTTGCGGCGTGCCGACGCGCTGGTTAGGCTGCGAAGACCATGAAACTAATCATCATCGCAATCGCAGCGCTGGCTACGGCCTGCGCTTCCCAGCCACCACCACCGCAACCGGCCGCGCCGCGGCAACCATGCCACGACGACGCGCCGCCCGGTATCGAGCTTGTCTACGTGGATAACCGCGTATACAGCCACGACCACGACCCGCTGCCGCAGTCCTACCCACTGAACGGCGCACCTCGTGACTTGGAGTGATGTTTAGCAATTCGTCTGGCGACCACTTGCGACCAGCTGGTCCGATGCACACGTTACCAGCTGGCGCAAGGTGCGCCGCGAAAGGCAGATAGCATCATGAGTCATGCATGGGACCGTGGCGTGTTCACCGCAGAAAAGCAGGCGTCCAGCTGGCACCAGTTCGCTGACATGGTCGACATGGTCAGCGCCGCTGACCTCATCTCCAAAGGCGAGCGGTCCGGGGCGCTGCCCACGGCCATACGAGACAAGGTGGCGCTGCATACATCCGACGGCATCGGCACTGACATCGCATGGGCCGTGGTGGCCAGCTACGCTCAGCACCCGGACCGCGTCGTTGGGGTCAATGGCGAGCGCTACCGCGCCAACACGCCCGCCGAGTATCGCCAGCTGGTGACTGACATCGTGGCCACTGGCGCCCAGCCGTCGGGTATCTTCTCCCTCCGCCAAGGACGTCAGGTGCTGTCCACGTTCGAGCTGACGGCCCACGGCGACCTGCACACACACCTGCTACTGGTTGACTCGTTCGACGGGTCGACCCGCACCAGCTTGGGCAGTACGACCATTGATGTCGTGTGCGCCAACACGCTTGCCATGTCGCAGCGTGACGCTGGCGGGTGGGCTACTGTGCCGCACAGCGCATGCGCCGCACAGCGCCTGCCGCTACTCGCCAGCGCGTGCGCCGATGCCATCGCTGAGGGCGCCAAGGTGGCCGACACCTACGCCCGCGCCATGGCTGCCATCTTGACGCCCGTGCAGGCCAAAGCGGCGTTTGACGCCGTGTTCCCGCCCGCGGCCGATGATGCCTCCCCCCGTGCTAAGACGGCCGCGGAGAACGCCCGCGATGAGGCACGCGCCGCTGCCATGACCGATATCAACCGACGTGGCAACACTCCCGGCACGCTGGCCACGCTGTGGAACACGGCAACCTACCTCGTGGACCGCGAAGCCGATGGCACGGCCCGTGCCACGCGCTCAGCTACCAGCCTGGACAGCATCCTGTTTGGCCGACGCGCAGAGCGCGTTGCCGAGGTCATGGCCCTGGTCGAGGTCATACTCGCCGATGGCACTGTCCAGGCCGTCAGCGTGCCCCAGGCGACGGCCATGGGCGTGCCAGGGGACCAGCTAGGAAGCTCCCTCCTCGCCTCTATCTTGGACGACTGCTGACAAGGCTGTCAGTAATGAAAGCAGGGGCTTGGGGCGAATAAGGCGCCTCAGCCCTTGCGCCGCCGCCGCCACGGTCCTATGCTACTAAGATGCCACACACCACCAAAGCCACCAAGCTCCACGTATGCGACATTACCCACCAAAGCCACAGCCACTACACCTACGTCGTACGCGCCAACGTACGCGGCGTGGACTATCTCACTGACGCCCGAGAGTTCAGCACGCGCCCTGACCTGGCCATCGACTACGGAATGTGCGCCCTGCGTGACCAGGCCCGACGCATCATCGGGGAAGGTTGCTGACCATGTGTTCAGCTAAGCTCAGCATCTCAGGCTGAACCACTGCTCAGCCGTACAGCCAAGGCAAGAGCCGTGCCGCCCGCGGCGGAAATACCCCCGCGCGGCGGCGGGTGCCCATAGAGAAAGCTGTTCATAGGGGGAAGGGCGTAGCCCGCCCGCCCCTGGGCAGCAGGTACCATCAGACACCCCGGCCTATACCTGGTACCATATTCCTACTTGTCCATACACATCCCCACACCTCCTGGTACTCCGGGTCCCATCTGACCTCAACCCGCGCACTTTTGCCATAGTTGTTTACGGAGTCGTAAACAACTAGTACCTAAGTCCTCGTTTCCTGGTGGCGCCGATGGTGTTTTGACACCCCGTTTGACAGCTTTTGTCCACAGCCACGAGTGTATTCCTTAGTGTCTGCCACGGGTTACACTGGTATGACCGGCCGCGTGGCCGAATAAAGTCATGGTGACTCTATCTCGGAAGACCGCGGAATCGTTCATGTCTGCCGACCGGCAGAAAGTACGAAACATTCCGGAAACAATTCTCTGCTAGTAGTAGGACAGTGGCCTGCGCCTAAGTACGCGACCTCCCCGCTGCGACCAACGGGAGCAGCGGAAAGCAGATCAGTAGACGCCACTGACCCTACCCTGCTCGTAGAACGTTCCCTGCTTCGCAGGGCGGTATCTCCCGATGGTCGATACCGTCATTGACAACGACGTGCGAAGCACGCCGAGCGAAGCTCGGAACAATGAACAGAACTGTGTATGCGCCTCTGGTGTAGCGGTAGCACGGTGGGTCGCCAGCCCTCCGGGTGCGGTTCGAATCCGCGGTGGCGCTCCTGCTAATGGTGTCCCATGTCGTCGTCTAAGCCAGGTCCGAAGGGTCCGCGTCCGATTCCCATTGAGCTGCGGGAGGTTCGGGAGAAGCTCCAGCACGGCTGCATGCGCTCCGCCGCGCGCCTGGAGGATGCCATCGAGACGTGTACGCGGCCGGACCACCTAGCGCAGCTAATCAAGCTGCAGTTTGAGTTCGCCTTCGGTCGTCCGACGACGTGGACCGAGCAGAGCACCGGCCTCCCCGAGGCGTGGCACAAGCTCACCCCGGCGGGTAAGCGGCAGGTTCTGCAGGAGCGGCTGGAGATTCTCCGCCGCCTCGACGAGACGCTGGCTGTCCAAGCTGACCACTCGGTGCAGTGACATGGTTCTCGGGTTCCGTTGCACGGGGTGCGGCTCAGACCGCTCCCATGATGGCGGCTGCAGTGGCTGCGGCAAGCAGGTAGAGGCAAAGGACCTGTACCTGAGAAGCATGTTCGTCCCTGGCAGGGACCAGCCGCTGAGGGAAAACCCAAGCCGCGTGACGCCGGGACACGTTAAGCCAGGGCGCGGTTGAACAGCATCCTAGACGACGGCCTCATCCTTGAGGCCCGACGGCTGGTAGGACACACCCTTACCCCGCCGTCGTTGGAAGAGGTGCTGATGTCGCCGGAGTGGTTCGGCCTGCAGACGGCCTCCCCGGGGCAGCGCGCACTGTGCCGAATGTCTCAGGGTTACGCGCCCTTAGGCGACCCATTATTCCATACGGAATCAGAATATTCCATAGATGTTACGGACAGGTGTAACCTGCCGTGGATGTTGAACAAAGCAGAGCCTGTACCCACCAAGCCAACTGAGGTGTACGTCCTGGCCGGCATCCGTTGCGGCAAGAGCCTCATCGCCGCCGCCGTGGCCGTATACGCCTCCCAAACCGTTGATGTTTCCGCTCTCCGCCCTGGGGAGAAGTGCCGCTTCAGCATCCTCAGCCTCGATAAGGACAAAGCACGTGCTGTACTCATGCATCTCTACGGCGCCGTCGAACACAGCGTCAAGGTCAGGCAACTCGTCGTCGGCGAGGTGCGTGTCGATGGTGTTGACCTACGCCATCCTTCCGGAACAATCGTGGAGATACGGGTCGCGGCAGGCAAGCGCGCCGGCGGCGGGCTCGTGTCCTACTGGTCAGCCGGCGTTGTCTTCGACGAAGCTCCAAGAATGCTTGGCGAAGAGGAAGGTGTGGTTAACTTCTCAGCCAGCCGCAAGGCAGTGCTCGGCCGCCTCCTTCCCGGGGCGCAGCTCTGGGCCATCGGTTCCCCTTGGGCTCCTATGGGGCCAGTATATGCGATGGTCGAGTCCTTCTGGGGCAAGCCGGGCCACGTGCTTGTCCTACGCGCGCCAGCCCCCGCGCTGAACCCGGTCTACTGGACGCCCTCGCGCTGCGAGGCCATGCGCCTGACCGACCCAGATGCCTACCGCATGGACGTCCTGGGTGAGTGGGGCACACCCGAGCAGTCCATGTTCACCGACACCGAGCTGCGGGAGGTCCTCAGGGACTGTCAGCTGCCCCCTGAGCCAGGCGTGCACTACTACGCGGCCATGGACCCCGCCACCCGTGGCAACGCTTGGACCCTGGTCATCGGCGGCATACGTCGGGCAACAGGTAAGCCCACGGTATACCTGGCCACACAGTGGCTCCGTACCGATGGCATGTCCATCGGCAGCATCGTGGACGCCGTGCGCGACTGCTGCGTCCAGTATGGCGTGGAGTACGTACGGACAGACCAGTGGTCCGCGGACGCCATTATCGAGCTAGGACGCATGGCCGGCATCTCCATCGTGGACGAACCATGGCAGCGCAAGAGCAAGGTCAACGCCTATGACTCCCTGCGCGTAGCCGTGCGCGAGCGGAAGGTGGAGCTGCACGGCTCCCCCATGGTCATGCAGGACCTGCTGCGCGTCAAGCGGGTATTGACACAGGACGGCGTGAGCATTAAGTTGCCGGAGACCATGGACGGCCGCCACTGTGACTACGCTCCTGCCATTGCGATGTGGGCGTCTATGCACAAGGCCGACCCGTCGCCGGACAAGGACATGGTCACCGACACAGACCGTGAGGAGCAGCGCATGGAAGACGCAGAGAACGGCGCAGACCCTGGGCAGTGGACGTTCCGGAGGGCTGCGTGATTAACCACCCCAACCTCGGCCCCGACTGGAAGTACCACAGCGGCGGCGTACGGTACGCCCCACGCCCGGAACGGGTGGTAGAGCTGTGGGCCATAGCCTACCGAGAGCAGATGCAGCGCTGCGTGATGCTGGCTGCCCGCAAGCACTGCTCCCCGGAGCGCCGCCGGAAGCTGGAGAAGCGGGCCGCCTACATCGCCCGCTGGTCAGGAATCATGCAATGAGTCTCTACAAAGCAGGAGCATGGGTCGAGACCGGATACGGCAGCCAGCCGCGGCGCATCATGGTCATCTCACCCATGAGCAGGACGGCGCCATACTGGCTCATGTACGACCCAGGCGACCCAAACGAGCTGCCGCAGTGGGTGTGGGAGAGCGACATCAGCCGTGAGGTGGCAGACCCGCGGAAGGCGAAGCCAGTTGCCCCGTTGTTCAAAGCCAAGCCGTCGGCGCTTCCGCAGCTGACGCCGGCCAACGACAACAGCAAGCGCAGACCCACCGTGGTGCCAGACGTCCCCAACGAGCGCTGGAGGCGCTTCCTGAATGACGACGACGGAATTGACCCAGACGAAATGTGAGCCGCACACCGCGGGCTACGCAGCGGTGACGATGATTCGCGAGATTCGCGATATGGGCGCCCACTACATCCGAATCGGTGATATGGAAGTCCGCTTCGCCCCAGAGCTGCCCATGCCGCGCAAGCAGCGGCGGCCGGACGGCTGGAACGACGACAACGGCGAGGACGACGGCATCGACCCTGAGCTGGACGAGGCCAGGGCGCGCATCAACGCCAACCTTGGAGCCCACAGCGGCAAGGTGGCAGTAGACCTGAAGAAGCTCTTGAAGCAGAAGGAGGCCGGCAATGGCGAATGACGGCTGGGAGAGGGCAGAGACCGGCACCGACAAGGGCGGCGCACCGACCTATGAGTACCGAAGAAGGGGCACCTATGGCGAGCTGGTCATCGCCCGGGCCGACGGCAGCCACTACACGCTGCGCTATCGCGTCGGCACCGAGACGACCGACGGCTACATGTACCGCGTGAAGGGTGTCTTGCAGCGCTTCACCACGCTGCAGAGCGCCAAGGACGCCGCTGGAAAGGCTGACGCATGTCCGATTCCGTAGTAGCTGCCACAGACATCATCGAGTCGTACCCGAAGGTCTGGAATCTCGGCCACCGCGCCATCGCCGACCTGTTCAAGGGCACGGTCCACGTCGAAGAGAAGGTAGACGGCAGCCAGTTCTCCTTCCGTAAGGACGCCGACGGCGTCGTCCACTGCCGCAGCCGCAACAAGGGTCTCGTCCTCGCAGAGATGGACGCCAGCGACATGTTCCAGAAGGCGGTCACCACCGCCGTCTCCTGCGCAGAGAACATGGTAGCCGGCTGGACCTACCGCGGCGAGTACCTGTCCAAGCCGAAGCACAACGTGCTCGCCTACGACCGAGTGCCCGAGGGCAACGTGGTCGTCTGGGACATCCAGACCGGTCCTGGGCAGTTCCTCCCGCCAGAGTACAAGCGGAAACAGGCCGAGCTACTCGGGCTGGAGTGCGTTCCCGCCTTCTTCACCGGCAGCATCGACGACGCCGAGCAGTTCCAGGAGCTGCTGAAGACTCCCAGCTTCCTGGGCGGCCTGATGGAGGGCGTAGTCATCAAGAACTACGACCGCTTCGGCGAGGACGGCAAGATTCTCTGCGGCAAGTTCGTGGCCGACAAGTTCCGCGAAGTGGCCAAAGGCGACTGGAAGGACCGCCACCCCAGCGGCTCCGACATCAAGGAGCGCCTCCTGGCAAAGTACCGCTCCGACGCCCGGTGGCACAAGGCGCTGCAGCACCTAAAGGAACGCGGCGAGGCCACCGGCGCCCTGTCCGACATCGGCCTCCTGATGAAGGAGGTCAAGGAAGACACCCTTACCGAGTGCCTCGACGCTATCAAGGAGGACCTTTGGCAGTGGGCCAAGGCCGACTTCGTGCGCCGCCTGGGCCACGGTATCCCTGAGTGGTACAAAGACCTACTCATGAAGGAGCAGTTCGAGTGCGAGCCTTCGTGCTAAAGATTCTAGACAGCTAGACGTACCACATAGCCCCTAGTAGCTCAAGTGGGAAGGGTACCGGCGCGCTGCCGGAGGACCGGTTCGATTACGGCGGGGGCTTCTTCTTAGTTACCTTGGGACTCCTTAACTAGTGCACAGTAAACGAGAAGACCTCTGGTGGTACCAGTCGCCCACTGGCGACGCGGTAGGCGCCGAGTTCTCATCCAAGGCCATCGCAGAGGCCAAGCGCATCGAGTTCGCGACCATCGACCGAGCGCAGACCATCCTGAACAACTACTGCCTGTACGGCGAGTTCGGGGCGTGGGGCATCTCTTCCGCGCTGACGGTGTCCACCCCGGCGCTGCGGCGCAACGTCATCGCCACCGGCGTAGACACCATCGTCTCTGAGCTGCTCCAGACTCCGCCCAGGGCCATGTTCATCAGCCGAGGCGGCACGTGGTTCGACCGTCGCACGGCCCGGAAGCTCACCTCGTGGGGCGACGACGTCTCCGAGGAGCAGGACCTAGAGGAACTGCGCGCCCAGTTCTACCGCGACGGGCTCATCGCAGGCTGTGGCTTTCTCCAGCCGTACGTCCTCGGGAAGGAGATGAAGACGCGCCGCATCTTCCCCTGCAACGTGCTCATCGACGACCGTAACTGTGGCGACCATCCACCGCGGCAGATGTTCATCCGCGGCTTCATCGACCGGCACCACCTTGCCTCCGTGGCCAAGGACATGGGCCGCTGGTCCAAGGCCATGGAAGAGGCCATAGAGTACGCCCCGGACAGCTCAGAGAGCATATGGGCGCTGTCCGAGCCAGGGAACGCCGGTGAGACCAACGACCTCATCGAGGTCTGGGAGTGCTGGCACCTGCCCAGCAAAGAGGACGGCGACGACGGTGTCTACGCCATCGTTATTGGCGGCTCCACGCTGCTGTACCGGCCGTATAAGCGCAAGAAGTTCCCCGTGGTCGACTTCCGGCCGACAAAGAACACCAAGGGCTGGTGGGGCATCTCCGTCGTGAGCCGCGCTGGGCCGCTCCAGGTGGCGCTCAACGACATCATGAAGCGCATCGACGAGGCGATGGAGTACCATGCGCGCATGGTCATTATCTACCCGCCTGCCGGCGGAACGTTCAAGGACCACTTGACGAACATGGCCGGCACGACCGCGGAGCATCCGAACCCGGAGCGCATCCGCGCGTTCGCGCCCGAGCCGATGCCGGCGCAGGCGTACGAGCACCGCGACCACCTCCGCCAGGCCATTCTGGAGGAGTTCGCTGTTAACGAGCTACAGAGCCAGGGCACCATCCCGGCTAACCTGGAGTCAGGTAAGGCGCTGCGCGTGCTGACCGACACCGGTAGCCGACGCTTCATCGACTTCAAGCGCTGCGGCGAGCGCAGCCATGCCCGATACATGAACGAGGCGGTGCACTGCATGCGTCAGCTGCAGGAGGGCAACCGCAGCGTCAAGGTGCTGTACAAGCGCTTCGGCGTGCCAGTGGAGATTGAGTGGTCCAAGCTCAACCCAGACGACAAGCGCTTCCGCATCAAGACCTTCCCCGCCAGCTCACTGCCTCAAGAGCCAGCCGGCCGCATCCAGACGCTTGACGACATGCGCGCCGACGGCGTGCTGGACAACGAGACCTTCTACTCGCTCGCGCTCGACGTGCCAGACACCGAGGGCGCCATCGCCGAGTTCACGGCGCCCATCGACTTCATCCGCTACCAGATTGATACCATGCTCGACGAGAACAAGTACGTCGCGCCGTGGCCGACGGCCCCGCTGGAGCGCGGTGTTCAGATAGCCAACAGCGTCATCTTCCGCGAGAAGATGAATGGCTGCCCCGACGACAGACTCGACCTTATCAGGGCCTGGATTGACAAGGCCAACGGTTACCTTAAGATTGCCACCGCTGCCATGCAGCCGGCGGCTCCACCTATGCCAATGGACGCAGCAGCCATGCCACCGGCAGACCCCATGACGGGTATGCCGATGGCGCCACCGGTCGACCCGATGACCGGCATGCCGCTGGCGCCACCTGGGCCGCCCATGGGCGCTCCCGGGATGCCGCCTGAGATGATGGCCCCGCAGATGCCCATGGCCGCGTGAGACCGTGAGGAAACATGAGTGACAAAGACGCAGAGACTGCGGACGATGGGACTTTGCCCCTGGCCGAGGGCGGCAACGCTGAGTCGGTAGACATCTTCGCCGAGGCCGGGAAGGCCATGGCCGATGCAGACGCCGTCAAGGACGCAGAGGTAGCCGCCAAGGTAGGCGCACTGACCGGCGAAACGCCACCTAAGCCGCCAGACGAGGCGCCTAAGCCCGAGGGCGCCAAGCCCGATGCCGAGGCCAAGCCAGAGGAGAAGAAACCCGAGGAGGTTGAGTCTCCCGAGAACGTGGCCAACGGCTTCTATGCCCTGCGCCGAAAGCGCACCGCCCTGAATGAGCGCGAGGCAGCGCTGAACCAGCGTGACCAGGAGCTGACCGAGGCAACGCCTGTCATCGAAGCGTACCGCGCCCTGCGGAACGGAGACCACAGAGCCGGCCTGGAGGCACTGGCGCGCATCATGGGCAAGGACCCAAACGCTCTGGTGCTGGACATCATCGGCGACCTGGCCGAGTCAGACAAGGCGAAGAAGCCAGCCGAGCAGGTGAACGCGCGCCAGCTGGAGGAGTCCATCCTCAGCCGCATCCGCGCCGAGCAGGCCGAGGTGCAGCAGGAGCAGCGCGCCAACTACTGGCAGGGCTACTTCGCAGAGACCATGTCCATGGCCAAGGCCAAGGACTATCCTGCACTGGCTGCCATGAGCGACGGCCGCCTACAGAGCGAGCTGGTCTCGTCCATCGAGTGGGCCATCGGCAACAGGCCGGAACTTCTGAACAACAAGGTCGAGTTCGTCAAGACGCTAAACGCTCTTGCCCAAGATGAGCTAGATAGTACGTACCAGGCCTACCAAGCCATGAGGGGAAACGGGACTCCCAGCCCTGCGGCGAAACCCGAGGCCACGCTGGCCACGCCTCCGGCGAAACAAGCTGACGCTCCCGAGCGGACAACCCTAGACGACGAAGACACCTCACACGGGGGTGCAACTCGCGTATTGTCCGTGGCGGAGCAACTGGAAAAGGTAGCTCGCCTGTTTGAGTGACAGCGGTTGCGTGCCCCCCGGGACGTAACCAATGACTGCTCTTAACAACGCGAACTTTGACGCCGCGCTCAAGATTCTCTACCGAGAAGGCATCGAGCAGGCGGTTCTCAAGGAAAGCCCCTTCCTTGCGATGTGCGACAAGCGGCTGATGCCGGGCAAGAGTCGCGACCTCGTCATCAACATCGCCCACCAGGGCGCGTCGCCGAGCTTCACGGTGGCCCAGGCGCGCAAGAACGCCTCGACGCCCCGTGCGTTCCGCGTGACCCGCTCCAAGCTGTACGTGCTCGGTAGCATCGACGGCGAGACCGACGACAGCTCGGCGGGCGGCGGCGCGGTTGCGGCCGGCCTGAAGACCATCCTCGACCAGAAGCTGCAGGAGTTCAGCCACGCGCTGAGCTACTCCGTCTGGAACAACACCGGCGGCTCCATCGGCCGCGTTGGCACCGTGGCGACCACGCGCATCACGCTGGCGACGGTGACGGACCACGTCAACTTCAACGTCGGTGACGAGCTGGAGTTCAGCGCCACCGACGGCACGTCCGGCTCAGTGAAAGCTGGTACCGGCACGGTGACCGCGGTAGACCGAAAGAACGGCTACCTCGACACTGACACGAACTGGTCGACCCAGGTGCCGACCATCTCGGACAGCCCGGACGACTACATCTTCAAGGAGGGCACCTTCGGCAACTCGATTGCCGGTGTCCTGGCCTGGGTGCCGCCCACGGACGCGCCCGCGGCGCTGTTCGGCGTGACCCGCACCGAGGACCCGACCCGTCTGGCTGGCATCAAGTACAGCGCGAGCAACCAGGACATCGAGTCGGCCATCATCGACGCGCAGGCGCGAGCGTTCGAAAACAACGCTGGTGAGCTGGACGTCCTCTACATGGGCCCGCGGCGCTACGCGACGCTGCTCAAGAGCCTGCAGGGCAAGGCCACGTACGAGAAGATGACCGGCGGCAACATGAGCGGCACCGCCAAGGTGTCGTACGAGGCGGTCAAGGTCGGCAACTGCAAGGTGATGCGCGACCCGTACTGCCCGGATGCCTTAGGTCTGATGACCAAGTCGTCTGGCGTCTGGACGCTTGGCCACACAAAGAGTGGCGTGCCGCACTTCGACACCAAGGACGGCAACAAGCTCAGCCGCGAGCCGTCGAGCGACGCCCATGAGTTCCGGCTCAAGGCGTACTGCCAGCTGATGTGCGAGAACCCACTGGAGAACGTGCTCATCACGTGGTAAGGGACTGAATCATGCCTACCTACGACGACCTTCAAGCCACGCAAAAGCGAGCCCTGGACCTTCTTTGTAACCCTGCTGCCGGTTCCCACGGACCGGGCAGCGGGACCGACGTCTCTGCCGAGACGATGAAAGGGGTATTGGCCAACGCTCTCCAAGACGGCCGCGTCAGCGTGAGCCTCTTCGACATGCGAGAGATGTCTACCGACGGCGATGTTGGTAACATCGTTGCCATCGGCGGCGTGCTCGCTTCCGATACGACCCCGGTTCTCAGGGGCACCTCTGGTGTCATTGAGTTGTCATGGGCCGCCAGCAACAACGACGTGGTCGGGTTCCAGCTGTCTCTGCCTCCGGACTTCGATGGTTCACAGGATGTGACCTTCGGCCTGCGTACCGCGAGCGGTGGCACCACCGACGCGGCCAGCTTTACGCTGTCTACGTCTTGGGACTCTGGCGCACTGGTGACTGACACTGCCACCGGCAATGCCTCTGCGACGTACGCAGACATCACGGCCACGGTGGCGGCGGCTGACATTCCGGACGCCCCGCGTCTCCTGAGCTTCCAGCTCACGCCCACCGCGCACGCGACGGACGCCAAGCTGCTCCGCCGCGTGGACATCAACTACAAGAAGAAGCTCACCTAGGGGTGACCCATGGCTGATATCGGATTCGGAAAAGTACCCGTGTGCACCCCGCGCGGGGAGCATGTGCTGCTCCAGTTCAGCACCACGGGCGCCGCGACGCCTACCGTCGCCACCAATGGCAACATGGACGGCGTCATCGACGAGACGGTGGCGTATGTCGACGGCGGGGCCGGCGACCACACCTACTCTCTCCGTGAGCGCTGGGCGTACCTGCACCCGGTCGGAGTCAACGTCCAGACCACCGCTGGCACGTTCAGCGGCAACGCAATTGTCGACACGTCCACCAATCCGCAGACGGTTCGGGTGCTGTGCTTCGACACGGACGCCACCGCAGTCCTGGACGACCCGGCGGCCACGGTCAACGTGACCATCCTGGCGCGAAGGAACACGGCCTAATGCCGCTGGCTGAACAGCTGGCCAAGGCCGAGGCCAAGAAGTCCAAGAAGGATGGCGGCGACAAAGAGGCCCAGGAGGCCTTTGCCGCCCTCGCTGCGGCCATGGGCATCCCCGAGCCGAAGCGCGGCGCAGCCCGCGCAGCGCTCAATCGCTACATCGACGCCCTCGAAGACAACAGCTAACCCCGGGAGGTAGCCCATGGCGGCAACCAGAACACTCGCAGAGATGCGGCAGTCCGCACGCGAGCTGGCCGACATGGAGCAGTCCACCTTCATCTCTGATGAGTGGCTGACCAACCGCATCGACGAGCATTGTCAGCGTCTGTACGACAAACTCATCATCGCCAACGGGCCGATGTACTACGCCAAGAGCAACGGCGGCACCGCTACGGTGTCCGGACAGTCTCTGTACACCTGGGCAGAGCTTGCCGCGCCCGACTTCTACCGCCTCGTCTCGCTGATAGTGAGCGACGGCAACGACTTTGCCGAGCTTGGCAGCTTTGACTATACAGACCTTCCTTATCTTCTTAAGATTCAGGAGAGCGTCGGCTACGTCCACGTCTGTCAGCTGCGCCGCCAGGTGCGGGCAGAGGGTATCGACATCCGTCCGGCGCCTGAGTCGAACGCGCTGACCATCACGCTGCACTACATCCCCAGCATGCAGCGACTGACAGAGCCGGAGCAGACCTTCGACGGCATCAATGGCTGGGAGCGATGGGTGGCGCTCGGCGCAGCCATCGACATGCGTATCAAGGAGGAGACCGACCCGTCTGGCCTCTACGCGCAGCGCTCCGAGATGGAGAAGGATATCATGCAGCTCGCCAGCGGCAGAGACGCCGGGCGACCGAACATGATTAAGCGCACCCGCCGCCGCCACTGGTGGCGCTGGGGGGACGATGACTGATGGCGAAAATCACCGACATCGACTTCGGCGCGGCGGTGTTTGGCCCGACGGGTCCCGCAGGCCCAGCCGGCGCGACAGGAGCGACGGGCGCCACCGGAGCCACGGGGGCGACGGGCGCCACGGGCGCCACAGGTCCCGAGGGACCGCCGGGTGCTGGCGGTGGCGTGGTGGGGACCGCCTCCCTCGACTTCGGCGCGACGCCATCCAGCTCGGCGACCGTGCTCGTGTCGGGTCTCACTGGCCTCGACGTCGCCGACCACAAGGAGGCCCACGTGCAGGCCGACGATTCCACCGCATCGAACAACGCCGACGCCCACCGACTCCTCGCGCTCACCGGGCATCTGTCGTGCGCTTTCGTCTCGGCCACCAGCATGAACATCCACTGCGACCTGCGCACAGGCCTCGCCACGGGCGTTTTCACCGTACACTGGTTTCATAGCGTATGAGTTTCCAATTCCAGCATCTAGGGCAGGACGGCGCGACCATCGCCAAGGTCGACGCGACCAGCAACGCTGCGCGCGGGACGCTCTACGACGCTGCCGGCAACGTCATCAGCGCCGCCAACAAGGCCGCGATCGTTCCCACGACGCAGCCCGGCCTGCAGCTCTCCGGCGCCGACTACAAGGTGTCGCGCCTGCTGAGAGTCTCGTCCAACGGCACCCTTCGCACGAGCGACGACACGCTGATGCTCTACGACAGCGTCGAGGGCGCCGCCTACGACTCGAACAAGTGGGTGCAGACGCTCACCACGATGACGGTGACGCAGGCGACCGGCGCCATCACCTTCAACGCCGGCAACTCGTTCGCGACCACCGTCGGCGCGATGCACGTCTCGCATCGGCTCTTCCAGAACGTTCCGCGGTCTGCGCTGACGTACCGCACGAAGGCGCGACACACTGCGCACTTCGCGAACAATCAGATTCAGATGGGCTTCGGCGTGCCGACGGCCGTCACTGCCGTGGCATTCCTGAACGGCGCGCTCTGGCGCAAAGATGGCACGGGGCAGTACATTCCCGTCGTCTCGATGAACGGCAGTGAGCAGCTCGGGACGCCCATCTCTAACGCCACGTTCATCGCGTCGGTTCCGACGACGGACTACGCGTGGTTTGAGGTGTTCCTCGAAGACACGCGAGCGACGTTCCGCATCTACACGATGGGCGGCGCGCTGGTGAACGAGCAAACGCTGGAGTTCACGCCGGCCATTATCGGCTTCGCGGCAACGCATCTCGCAGCGGTCCACCACATCTGCAACACCGGCGCCACCGGCACCGCGGTTCAGATGCTCGTCGCTGGCACCAGCGTGTTCGCCGGCGACTCGCTGTCGGGGATTCCCTACGACGTCATCCAGGCGGCGCAAAACTACGGCAGCCTCACGTCGCCGACGGCCTACACGCAGACCGCGAACTACGCCAACACCGCGGCGCCGGCCTCGGCAACGCTGAGCAACACCGCGGCTGGCTACACGACTCTCGGTGGACAGTGGCAGTTCGCCGCGGTGGGTGGCGCCGAGACGGACTACTGCCTCTTCGGCTTCCAGGTCCCGACGCCGTACGCGCTCGTCGTGAAGGGCGTGACCATCCACGCCTTCAACATGGTTGTCGCCGTGGCGACGACCGCGCACTCGCTGCACTGGGGCCTCGGGTTCAATTCGTCGGCGGTGTCTCTCGCGACCGCTGCGCCATATCCGTACATGCGCAAGGCCATCGGGCAGATGTTCATCCCGACAGGGGGCGTCGTTGGGCAGTCGTTCAACACGCCGGTTACATGGGAGGGTACCGAGGTGGTACAGCCTGGGCGGTTCTTCGCCATCATCCTCAAGATGCCGACGGCCACGGCCACCGCGACGCAGATTATCCGCGGGACCGCGGTCGTAAACGGGTTCTTCAAGTGAAGGCCATCCGAAGCAGCCCCCTGCCGCTTCAGCCGAGCCGCGAGTCGCAGCAGCTTCAGGCAGCCAACGAGGCGCACCTCCGACAGGACAGAGCGCGCCCCGACCCGGTCACCGCGGAGTGGAATCGTCACATCGACCCGAACCTCCTCTACGAGAGCGCCGCGATTCTGCTGCAGGCGGACCGAAACATGCGCATCGTGTCGGCTAGCGTCACGTGCTCCGCCGGAGTCACCGCCAACGCGGCGGACTACGCAGCATTCGCGCTCTACACCATCGACACCTTCACTCCGCCGGCCACGCAGCTCGTCACGCTCGCGTCGTTCAACACGAGTGACGTGGGACTTGTTCTGTGCCGCGCCCGCGCGTTCGAGCTGGATGTCGCCACGGTGGAAAAGGATCACACGCTCTTCGTCAGCGTCGCCAAGGGCGGAGCCGGGGTCATCCTGGACCCCATGACATTCACGGTGCGCCTTGAGGAGCACAATCCGCGATGACGCCGCAGGACCAGCGAGTGATGTGGGTACCGATTGGCAAGGGCATGCAGCAGCAGCTCGACGCCACGGCTCGCCCAGTGGACGTGCCGGTGGCGCTGGAGGACGTGGTGCTGGCCAAGTCTGGTCGTGCGGAGACGCGGCTTGGCTTCCATCGCATGCCACTGTCGGCGTTCTCTGAGCTGGAAAACAGCACAACCCCCATCTCGTCCGGTCGTCACATCTTCCCATCCGGAGGCGGTCGCCCCGAGCTGTGTCTCTTGGACAACAACTTCCTCTGGACGTGGAGTCCCACGAAGACCGATTGGATTAAGAAGGGGCCGGTTTCGCCGTTCTCTGGAAAACAGTCGCCAATCTTCCCCGGGGAACACAACCACACCGGATGCGACTTGGCAGAGCACGCTGGGTACGTGCTACACGTTGGCACGCGCGACAGGCAGATTGACGCCGGCGCCGGGCTCACGTCCTTCGCGCGCAGCAACGTGTTCCAGGTGAGAGACTCGGGCGGCGGCGTTGTCGTCGACACCAACTTCACCACCGATACCAATGTTTCCGTCTCCAAGTACCACGCTGCTGGTGCCTCCAGCTCGCTCGGCAACCTGTGGGCATACTACCAGCAGGGCGAGGTAGGGCCAACCAATACCCTGGGCAGACTGCGATTCCCCACCTCCAACCCAAACTCATTCACCGGACCGGTGACGGTGGCCACCGACGTCAAGTTCCTGCAGCGCGACGAGCGGTCATATGACGTGATGCCCATTACGACGGGCGTGTTTGCCGGCGGCTTCATACTGTGCTACGCGCAGGTAACCACTGACGCCATCGTTCAGCAGCGCTACGACGCCTCTGGCACGCTTCAGTCGTCTGCCTCACTGATTCTCAATACGCCGTACAACAGGGTGGCAATCTGTGAGAATCCATCAGACCCGCTGACCTTCTTCCTGCTGACAGACTCTGGCACCATCGACCCAGTGTGGTCGCTTAGGCTGTACAGGATGAACAAGTCCATCTCCATCGCGCCAGATGCGGGGCCAGTAACTGTATCCACACAGCCAACGGGGACGTTGTCGATAGGGGCGTCCTTCAATGACCTGGGAGTGTCTGCCGGAGAAGTCGGGGCCAGCGCCACCGCTGTGGTGTGCACGTGGTCCGGGTGTGAGACCGGCGGGTCGTACGTCAACGACAGTGTCATCGGGAACAGAACGCACAACGGGTCTGTCGCTGGCCTAACCGCTCTTGATATAGCCGAGTACAGCTACAACGCTCGTCTAGTCACCAAGCCGTGGATTCACGGTGGACGCGCCTTCGTCACCGGCGCCACCAACGTGGGCCCTGACACGCTGACCAATATCACGCCAGGGTTTCAGATATTCGGCGTGGCGCCATCCGGTGCGCCGTGGGACTCGCTGTTTACGGTTGACCTGCGGTCTGCCGATACGGCCACTGGCAGCCGTCAACCGCACCTGGTCGGCGTGCATGACGTGGGCCAGGCCACCATTGGCACCCGGGCCGTGCCGCGTGGTCGCGGGAACAATGTCATTAGGATGCCAGACTACGCGGCCGACCCCTCTGGCGCCACGCTCAGCGACCAGTGGCGATACGCCTCTGAGCACCAGGCCAGGCTACACTTCAATGAGCCAATTGTCCAGAACACCAACGAGGTGAAGCTGGACTTCTCGGCGATGCCAACTCACACCGATGTCCGCGACGGCGCCGTGGCCATCTCTGGTGGCGTCATCTCGTGGTACGACGGGCAGGACGCCTTCGAGCTTGGGCACCTGTGCCCACCGGTGCCGTTTACATGCGTACAGTCCACCGTGGCCGGTGCCACCCTGGCCGACGGCACCTATCAATACATCGCGCACTGGGCGTTCCACGACGCTGCAGGGTTCCTCCACCGCTCTATCCCGTCCCCTCCGTTTGAGGTGCTGGTGACCGGGGCGCCGAATGCCACCGACAGCACATACCGCAATCAGCCGGTGACGTCTCGGCTCCAGATACCCGCGGCGCAGGTTGCCGCTCAGGTGTTCCGCGGCGAGGATGACGGCACCTATGGGCGCGTCAGCCTGCCTCAGCGCATGCTTCGCAACGTGGACTCAGCCTACCAGACGGAGGTGTTCCAGGACACCGGCTTCATCCGCTCGGAGCCAATCTACACGCAGGGCGGCGACATAGAGGCGGTCATTCCAGAGGGCGCTGCCATCGTCACCGTGGCCAACGGCCGGGTGTTCCTTGGTCGCAACTACCGCCGGAACCGCGTGGCGTTTAGTAAGCGCTTTCCCCCTGGTACCGCGACTGAGACGCAGGTGGCCCCAGAGTTCAATGAGGGCTTCAGCACGACCCTGAATGACCACCAGGACATCTCGGCCATGTCTTCGCTCGATGACAAACTGGTTTTGTTTACGACCGATGACATTTTCCTGTTGGTCGGCCGCGGTCCGCTGGACAACGGCACAGAAAATGACTTCTCCGAGCTGACCAAGGTTCACTCCGGCCTGGGGTGTACCAGCGTCCGCAGCGCGGTTGAGACTCCTGGCGGTGTCATGTTCGGCAGCGACGCCGGCATACACCTACTCGACCGCTCGCTGAGTGTCAGCTTCATCGGCGAGGCCGTGGAGGATGACACCAGTTTACATCCGGTCATCACGAGCGCCATTCATGATGTCTCAAGCCAACTTGTGCTGTTCACGTGTGTCAGCAAGGACCGCACCTCCGGCATTGTCCTGGTCTTCGACTACGGCTCCAGCGCCTGGCTGCGCTGGCAGCCGCGGAAGATTGGAGGATACCCAATCGTTGCCGTGTCTGCATGTATGCACAACGGCCAGTACCACATGGTAGAGGCTAGCGGACTGGTATGGCGTCAGGCGTTGGACACAGACCTATACGCCTACCTGGACGACCAGGGCGAATGGGTGCGTAGCGCGGTGGAGTTCGCCGACGTATTCGGTGGCGAGCCTGGCGGCTGGCAGCGCCTGAGTCGCTTCGTCCCTGTTATCGAGCGGTTGGAGCCGGGTGAGTCTGTGGGTATCACCGCCACCATGGTGCGGGACGGCGTAACAGACCCGGTGCGCAACATCACTGCTAATACTATCAGCCAGATGGAGGGCGTGAAAGTGCCCATCGAGATTCGTCCACACCGACAGAATTGTCAGTCCATGCGACTGCGGCTTGAGACCACGCGCGGTGACGCCGCGGTGACCGGGCGCGGCCTGTCCATCAGTGGTGTGCTAGTGCACGTGCGCCCGCGCACCACGGCTGCCCGTGTGCAGGAAGTGCAGAGAACATAATGCACGAGTTGAAGTTCCACGAGCAGGAATTGTGGGGCGGCCCGAAGCCCAAGGAGCCCAAGCCGCCCACCTACGAGGAGCTGGCTATTGCGCGTAAGCGTGAGCGTGAACGGCTTCACGAGGGCCGCGTAGACGACCTGCTCACAGGTCCGGGCGGAGCCCAGCAGTACATGACATATGGCCAGAGGCTCGCCCAGGCGCAGATGCGCCAAGGAGTCGGAGAGGCCGGTCGTCAGATGGCGGGTCAGGCCGTGTCCCGCGGCTCCAGCCCGCTGGCGCAGCGCGCAGCCATCTATGGCGGCGGCCAGATGGGTCTACAGGCCGCAAACATGTCCACGCAGACCGGAGCTGCCATGTCCGCACAGGCTGCGCAGCTCAAGCAGCAGATGGAGCTGGGGCAGATTCAGGGCACCCTTGGCGCCCAAGGAATGGCCCTGGAGGAGCGCCGTCGTCGAGATGCCTGGAAGCTCGGGAAGGAGCAGCTGGAGCGCGGTGGCACCGGTGATGGAGGCGCCGGAATGGCTATGCAGGGCGCCGGTATTGGTATGGCAGCGTTGGCTGGTCTAGCGGCCTTTAGCGACGTGTCGGCGAAGACTGATGTGTCTCCTCTTGGCTCATATGGCGAGTACAAGACGGATACAGCCAACATGCTCGGCCAGAGCCGAGAGAACACGCTCCGCGGCCAGGAGCAGGCCATGGAGTGGCGCAGACTCCGCGACGACATGGCCAAAGATGACGCGGCCGATACCAAGGCCAAGACCCAAGGTGTCGCTGGCGTCGTCGGCCAGATAGGCCAGGGCCTAATTGGTATGGGCGGACAGCGGCAGCCGCCGCCGGCCTCCGGCTTCGTGGACAATGTCACCCGGTACTCCAGCGACCGGGGTGACAAGGAGAAAGCCTTCCGCATGGGCGCAGAGGCTGCCATCCGCCACTACAACGACAAGTGGGACTACGGCGCAGAGGGCAGCCAGAAACGCGGCTACGAGCGCTTCGACGAGTCAGAGCGGTACAGCCCAAAGGACAGTCAATACAGCCCGCTGGACGACGCCATGCGCAGCACCCCTGCCTACAGCTACCGCTACAAGCCAGAGGTGGCGGCGCGCATCGGCCAGGACCAGGACACGCGGGCCGGCATCATGGCACAGGACGCTGAGCGCCACCCGTTGACTGCTGCCATGGTGCGCGATACGCCGCAGGGCAAAACCATCGATATGCCGACGGCCGTGTCTTACAACCTGGCAGCGGTCAACCGCCTGGCCGAGCGCCTGGATGCTCAGGACGAAGAACTGCGATACCTGCGCGGCACCCGCCATGGCCGCGAGCGCGAGCTGCGTGAGCAGGGTACCTACGGCATGGACGCGGATGCCATGCGTGAGCCAGGCGGCTCCTCCCTGTACGACATGATGGGGAGGCAGGTGTCGGACGGCTCCGACGAGCAGTCTGACCGCACGGTAGGCCACGGCAACCTGTACGACAAGCAGGGGCGCCTGGTTGTGTCCGACACCGTCCGTACGCCTCAGCTGAAGCCACTACAGGACACGTTTGGCTCCGCCGGCCAGCGCGAGGACCCGTCGCTCGGGGAGTTCCGCCACCGCGCCTTCGGTGGCACCCTGGAGTCGGACAAGGAGAGCAAGAATACAATCAAGGTGCTCTCCAAGAAGCTGGCCATGTACGAGGGCACCATGGACAGGCAGCGCAGTGGGCGCAGGCGCATCGCAGAGGCCATCGGCGCCCAGGCTCCGATTGCCTTCGGCCGCATGGGTGGCGCAGGACACAGCGCCGGCCTCGACGCCGCACGAGCTGCCCGGCAACTGAAGGAACAGCCCAGGCACGAGGGCGCGTACCAACCACACCCGGTGAGGCCCCCCCCGCCGCCGCCTGTCAAGAACAAGCCGCGTGGTGCCACGATGGGCTCAGCGTATCGGGAGGGACCGACCGGGACAGACCCGCGGATTACCCCGAGTCAGGGTCCTTACGGCATGCAGCGCGAGGGAGAACAGCGGCCAAACTACCAGGAGCTAGACCGCCTGTTTGGCGAAGAGTACATGAAGGGCCGAGTGTTCCGACAGGGTGAGATGCGCCCCGAGTCATACGGACCTCTGCCGGAAGATTACTGGCGCGGCGAGGGCACCTACCTGTAATGGCGTCGCCTGAAGAGATCGAGCGCCTGCGTCAGCGCGCTCAGCAGGGTGAGGTGTACGGTCCTCCAGGCGACCCGTTCCAAGCGCGCGTGTACCAGGAGCAGGATGAGATGGCGTTTCAGGACGCCGTCCAGGCCGAGGTGGACCGGCGCCTGTCCGAGGAGCCTCCGCTGCGGTTCCGTGAGCTGCGCCCGGTCGATGACAGCGGCACTTCCGCCGGCGCCAGGGCGCGGGGCGAGTCTCCTAGAATCGAGCCAGGGCTCAGCCCCCCGGACATTGGTGTGGCGCAGACCGCCGGGGAGCCCATCCTTCCAAGCGGCATTCCTGTCACGCAGAAGGGCATGGGACGCTTCGGCCCACAGGCGCAGCGACTAGAGCAAACCACCGTGCCGGGTCCCTACGGGGCTGGCCGCAGCGAGCAGCCGTACGAGGGTGTGCCGGACTATGCGCAGGGTGCGCCCGCTGCACAGCCCGCTGCGCCAGGGCAACCCGCAGCACAGTCCACGCAGCCCGCGGCACAGCCCGGTGGCGGCGGTGGCATCCCTCGGTATCAGCCGTCGCCGTTCATCGACCTGGAGACGATAGACCAGAAGTTCGCTGTCGCCAAGCAGGCTGCTGTCAAACGCCACCAGGACAAGAAGAACACAGTCCATGAGCTAATCGCCAAGGACGCCGCCGACAAGTCGTCCCGTGGCATGGTGACTGCCCCCGGGTTCTACGACGAGCAGCTCAAGGCCGTATCTGACGAGCACCTAGAGGCTGACCTCCGGAGCCTAGACCTGGCCAGGGAGCAGATTATCCTCTCCGACCCGTCGCTGCGGGAGGCTCAGATTGGCCAGCTCCGGGGCGGTGAGGAACAGGCGCGTGCGCTCGGGCAGATTGGCGAGACCGACGCCGGCCGCGTCGAAGCTACCCGCGGTGCAGCTCTCACGGAGACCGCCCGCCAACAGCAGCAGAAGCTCTACGCTGAGCACGTCGACCGCACCCAGCGGCGCGAGGCGGACATCGACGCCCAGCTGCAGCAGTACAGCGAAGCCCTCGACGACTTCCGCAAGGCCAAGCCTGCGACCATGGAGAGCTACCTCTCCAAGCGGCCAGGCGGCATGGTGCTGGCCGGTATCGCAATGGCCCTTGGCGCCGCCGCTCAGGTGATGACCAAGGGCGTCTCTGGCAATCCTGCCATGGAGATTATCTTCAAGGGCCTGGACGCAGAGGTGCGCGCCCAAGAGCTGGCCATCGAGCAGAAGCGTGTCTACGCCGGCCACAAGGTCAACATCGTCAACCAGATGCGCGCCCGGCTCAAGGACGACCGCATGGCCTACGACTTCGCCAGGCTGGCCCTGGCTGAGAACCTGCAGTCAGAGCTGGAGCAGGGCCGCCTCGCTGGCGTTGCCGCCCGCGCCGGCGTCAAGGGACAGGCACTGCGCGCCGAGTTCGCCATCGGTGTCGAGCGCATGCGCGCTGAGATTCTGGACAAGCAAAAGAGCGCCTGGGACAAGAATGAAGAGGAGCGCCGTAAGCGCCACGCCGCCGCGGTGTACGCCAACGCCAGCGCCCAACAGACCGCTCAGCGCCTCCAGACGCAGGGGTTTGTCGTCAAGGAGAAGAAGGGCGAGCGCCCGTTCTACCTCTCCGGCCAGGGCGGCTTCGCCAGCGACAAGAAGACCTACGACGAGATGCTCAAGGCAGACTACCTCATCGCCAATGGCCGAGAGCTGGCCATCAAGCTGAAGTCCATCGCGCAGGAGGCAAAGCGCAGCGGCATGGACGAGCTGGACTTCACCAAGCGCGCCATCGCCGCGGATACGCGCATGAAGCTGCTCAAGAACAACGAGCAGATTCAGATGCAGGGCGTACTCATGGTAGGCGAGCAGGCGCCGGCCGTGGCCTCTATGCCAACCGGCCCCGAGATATCGCTAGCGGACGCAGAGGCTGTGGCCGACAACCAGCTGCAGTGGACCGAGACGCTGACGCGCAACCGCTTTAAGAGCGGCCTGACGCCTGGCTACCAGTACACGTCACCGGCGGACGGCGAGGTGTACCACGCCATCGTGCCGCATACCGAGGACATCATCCAAGAGCGCATACAGAGGGCGCTGCAGCGGCGGGGTCAGTAATGGCCGATGTTGTCCTCAAGACCAGCGAGGGCCGCCCGCTTACGGTGCCCGAGGAGCAGGTACAGGAGTACGTAGACCGCTACGGTATGAGTGTCGCCTCTCCTGAGCTACAGGAGCAGGTCAAGCTGCAGGAGAAGTTCGGCGGCATCGGTCAGGCTGCTGCGTCATTCGGACTTGGCGCCCTGAGCGGCGCAACCCTCACCGGCTCAGATATCGCCATCGCCGAGCTGGTGCCAGGCGGCGCCGAGTATCTACAGGGACTGCGGCAGTACCAGGCGCCAGCCAACATCATCGGCCAGGTCGGTGGCGGCATCGCCCCGCTGCTCATACCGGGCGGCGCTACAAGCCTCCTGGCGCGCGGTGGCCGTCTCCTGGGCGCCCCGGCCCGCGCCGCCTTCCGTGCCGGAGAGGCAGCCTCTGGCGCCGTGGGCGGCGGCGTCCGCGGCCTAATGACCGGGGCAGCGGTAGAGGGCGCCGCCCTCGGCATCGGCAGCACAGTCTCAGAGGCGTCCATCTACGACCACGAGCTGACCGGCGAGATGCTGGCGGCCGGCGCCTTCAAGGGCGCGGCCCTGGGCGGAGCAGGGGGCCTGGTCCTGGGTGGCGGCGCCACGCTACTGGGCAAGGCCGGTCGCGGCACCGCCAACCTCATCACGCGCTCACTGCGCACAGCAAGCGGCGAGCCAGGACCAGCAGCCTACGTTATGGCCAAACTCAGCGGCACAGACGAAAAGCTCATCGCCAAGTTCGCTGACGAGGCAACGCTCACCAGGGCCAAGGCTGCGCCGCAGTCTATACTGGACCTGCGCAGTGGCGCAGCAGACGACCTGGAGCGCATCAACGAGGGCCTAGCCCAAGCGGAGCGCCTAGGAACAGGACAGCTGAAGCGCGAGGCTGTAACTGAGCTGTTGCCAGCCAACGACAACGTGGGCAGACGCACAGCGGCGCATGAGATGATGTCGCACGCCGACGACGTGATCGGCATCATGCGCACCTTCCCGGACATCGTAGACAACGCCGGCCTCAAGGCGCTGCAGCGCGACGTGAACGCCACCAGGGTAGCCATCAAGAACTCCGACGACCCTGGCGTGTTCATGGCCCTGGACAACATGAAGCGCACAGTAGGCGACCTGGCCTACAACCGCATAGGGTCGGACGTAACGGCGCCGTCTGGTAGGATGTCGTACGAACGCCTGGACCGCCTGTACGAGCAGGGCCTCCGACCGCTGCTGGAGAACAAGGCGCTCTGGGGCGCGGCAGCAGATATGCAGGCCGCGGTCAACCCCAAGTGGAAGCAGTTCATCGAGACCGCCAAGGAGACCAACGTCGGTAAGCTGATGCGCCGCGAGTACGCCGGGGACAAGGGCGAGACCGCCTCTGCGTTCCAGCGTGACAAGGTCTTCCGCGCCCTCTCCGGGCTGGACGGTGGTGACAAGAAGCAGTTCTTGGAACACCTGTCCCGCTACCTGGACGACGGCAACAGCTTCGCCGACGAGGTCACCAAGTGGCGCGCGGCCGAGGGTCCCATCTCCACCATGGGCGCCGATGTGGCCAGTACCGGGAAGAAGCTGCGCCAGATTCAGGAGAATGAGCAGCTCTACGGGGACTTCCAAGAGCTTCGGAAATACAGCCGCGACTACGACCACGCCCTCGGCTTCCTTGGATACGCCGCCGCCGGGCTGCCCGGGTCGATTGTGGCCGGGTCGCTCCGCAACCCGTACGGCATCATTACTAAGCTAGGTGTAGCGCGCTCCATCGCCAGTGGCGTCGAGAACGCCGTCAACAGCAGCGTGGGCCGCCTGACGGCCATGGCCACGGCAGCGTCAGCCACCCAGACGGCCCTTCTACTGGACGCCCAGCGCAAGCGCTACGAGTCCACGGTAGATGGCCTGCGGAGGTACGAGGGCAACAAGGACGCCGTCCGCGCAGAGCTGG